GATTTATGGCAGATTTCTACGAAAGTACGGGCTATCAAGGTTTTATTCTTTTTAATGGGGTAGTGAAAAAAGTTCTACAAGTTGGTGGACACGCTGCTGATCTGACAAAGAATATGTTTGGAACACTAGATAAGATGGTCCCACTTAAAGAGTGGTCTCCTACTGGAGATCCAACAATTGAGGGCAACACAAGAGCACTACTTAGAGATGTTATGGCGTTTGTAGAAGTTGCTGAGGGTTTTGGACCGCAAGGTGCCGCTATTAGGGCAGCGACAAAATTGGCGAGGGAAGCAACAAAAAAAGCTAAATATGTGAAGAAGCTTGGGTTGCGAGATCCAAGCAAACCTAAATCTGAATTGTACGTACAGGTGGCGACGACCGATCAAATGCTCCGACGGCAAGCCAAAGCTGATGAAGTTGCGGCTGCAAATGAAGATTTACGTCAACAATTAATTAAGGACTTTGAAGCCTCAACGGGCCATAAAGTCAGCAAAGAAGTCGATGGTAAACTAGTGTACGATCCCGATGCAGCGGTACGAGCAGGACAAAATGTTACTGATCACATTGCAGAGATAGAACGCAAAATTGCTAAAGCAAAATCTCAGGAGGACTTTGCTGGTGCAGGTCAACTTGAACAAGAGCTTGCATCCCTTCTAGAGAATAAAGCTTTGTTTGGTGCGGACGACTCTTTAACTACTACCATTCTTAAGCCAGAAAAATTTAACGCAGTGGTTGCTGCTGCCGCTGATCTAAAGAAAAAATTTCCTGACTCTTTTGATAACGATAAAAATATTATAGACAATCTATTTGATCTTACAATTACTCGTGAGCTTACCGGAGATAATGCACAGGATCTTTTGAATGTGCTGGGTTCGTATGGCTTAACTTTTGATGACTATGTTTTAACAATTATTAGTGGTGGTTCAAAGGCAGGGACTATACTTGGCAAGCTTTCTCAGATTAGACGTACTAGAAAACCGTTAAATGAACAGAACGCAGCGAGAGTGAAAGCTACAATGGAAGCGGAAAGGGCTATCGCCAATGGACTGCGGCGCTTTGAAAACCTTCGCAGAGGAGGAATGGTATCGCAGATAAAAACTGCTGTACGAAATCTCACATCAGCATACATACGTAGTCCACTAGAAGGTTTGCAAAATGTAATGGACACAGCTTTGCTACAAGTAGCCGATGAAGGGTGGGGATCAGCAGGAAAAGCTTTATTGTCTGGGCAGAATTGGAAGGATAGTTTTCGGCATATTAAGTACATAATGGCGGATCAAAGGACTGCACGAGAAATGACCGACGTTGTTTTAAGTAGACCCGGTGCGGAGCGACAGTTTGATTTGCTAATTAACAACATAAATGAGATACGAGTAGGGTTGGGTAGAGGAACAGGAACGAAAGCAGATCAGGTTCTGTCGGAAGGTGAAGACTTCGTTCAAGCTTTAAATGTGGTAAATAGATGGCAAGAGATGGTAACTCGCAAAGGAGTATTTTGGGCGGAGTTGCAAAGGCTTTCTCGTAGAGAATATGGTATAGACTTACAAGAGTTAATGAACAAGGGACTAATTGATGATCTGATAAACGATGCACCCGGTATGCGACCGAAAAATACTCGCCCATTCATGGAGATAATGGCGGATAGTACACAAAGAGCACTTGATATTACCTACGCAAAAGAACCGGGCTTGAAAATGAACCGCATAATGGCGCAAGGAATTACCAAATACGGCGGTACTCTCCTTGTGGAATTTCCAAGATTCATGTTCAACGGAATGGAACTTGTCGGGCAATATGTAGCTGGTGGATCTATACCTGCGACTAAACTTATAACTAGACAAATAGGAAGAGCAATCGGTAAACCAGTAAAGGAAGGGGGCTGGGCGTACAGAAGTTTAGACAAAAAGGGGCGAGAGCAAATAGGCCGCAATCTTACGGGCTTCATGGCGTTGGCTGGCGCTTATATGTACAGAACATCCGACGATGCGCCCGCAGATTATAAGGAAATTAGAACCTCTAAAGGCGCTGTTATGGACACTACTCCTCAGTTTCCGATACGACAAATTCTATTTGTAGCAGAAGCTGGAAAACAGTTTAATAGACGAGGGCCATCTGGCTTCGCCGATTGGTTTAGCAATAAAACTACTCTCAGGGAATTTGTTGATACTTTTGCAATACCTGTTAGAACAGGTCCAACTAGATCTGTAGTGGATGAAATTACTGCGATGACAGGTTTGCTTGCAGGAGATTCTAGTGACTTGATTAAAGATGAACGGGCAGCAAGATCAGCGGGTAAACTGTTGGGAAACTACCTACGCACATGGGTTGTGCCCTTTCAGCAGATAATTGATGCTGAACGTGCTGCGGGTTTAAGAGGAACAGAATATAAAGATGTGGCTAAAGATCCTAAAATGGGTAGAGGCGCAGCTTTTGGACAAGCATTAAGACGATCACTGTTCGATCAAAGCTACTTAGGTGTGTCCGCGCAGGAAGAAGCAGATCTGCCTAAGAGAGTGGATATATTTCAACCGGAAGAAAGATCGGAGAGAATTGAACCCTTTCTTTCCTTTGCTCTTGGTGTTAACTTAAAAACAGAAAGCACGCAAGCGGGTCAATACTTGCATGATCTAGGATATAGATCGTGGAAATCAGGTTCAAATTCAAAGATACCAAAAATACGTAGGTTTGAAAATACTATTATTAGACAAGTGATCCCCATGATAGCAGAAAAAGCTCACATAGAGGAAGCTAAGTTCAGAAAGATGTGGAAGAAGTTCTCAAAAGAAAGTGCAGTTTTTCGGTCTGCCAACCCTTATGAAGAGAAATTCGTTGAGGAACAAATAAAGCCAATAATAGACGAAGACTTCAAAAAGATTAAGTCAAAACTTAACAGTGGAGAACTACTTAAAAGTAAAGTAATAGAGGCTATTGCTAGGGATGTTGGCGTAGAAAAATGGAGGAAAATGCCAAAAAAAGAAAAGCTAGAGAGGGCTACATATACTGTTGCTCTTATGCAATTTAGGCGTCTACCCCCGAGTATTAGAAAGAAAGCATTTTCACGCTTCACTACAGTTAGACCCCATGAACCTGATATAACATCGGGAAAGGATTTGTGGGATCTAGTTAGAATTGGAAGGAAGCTTAGGGCTGGAGCAAAATAGAGTTTTCATCTGTTATCTCCAGACCCTCCTATCGTACCCCTCTCCTTTCGACTGGAAAGTTTGGTTGCATTATCGGTGGCTATTCTTCCTAGTGATAGCCCTAAGTCAGAAGCCAAAGCTGCACAGTACCATAAGACATCGCCTAGCTCGTAAGCTATCTGCTCTCTCCAGTCGGATGGAGAGTTGGCAGGGCCGTCACGCACAATCTTCTTCACCTTGTTTGCAACCTCCCCTGCCTCTCCTGTCAAGCCCAGTGCAGGGTACATGACACCTGCACTCTTAGGATAAATGGCAGTCTTCTTGGCTTGCTTTTGATACATATCAAAGGTCAAGCTGCTTCCCTTTTTAGCCATGAATTTTTCAGCCTCTTGTTCTATGTTCATTCAAATTCTCAAAGTATGCTTTGTCGTATCCACGCTGCCACTCTTTAGCCTGCATAGTGTACAGCGGGTAAGGGTTAACAGTAACGATCATAGTCTCACCTGTCTTCTTCTCCTTTAGCCATTGCTTCTTTTCTCTGAAGTCTCGATAGCCCCGCTCAAACTGAACCTTCAGCGGGGGAACAGAATACTTTTCGTAATAGTGCTTGCTGCGTGCCATTGTGTCAGACCTCCAACTCTTTAATTTTAATGTTGTAGCAATCTGCTTGAACCTTATAGTTATTACTTGGATCTACTATACCCTTCTCTAGAAAGCGTGCCCTCTTAAAGAATTTATCTTTGCTGATTTTACCTAAGTACCAGCCCACTGTCAAGTCCTTTTTCACACGCACAAAGGCATACGAATCACACTTCTGCTTTGTATTAAACTTAGCAATGCTGCAATCGTATTCCGGTAGTGGCGTAACGGAAGTTTGTTTAGTCTTAACATCTATACGAATACCGTCAGGCATAAGTATGTCGTACTCGTAAGTGTTCTGCCATTCTCCTCCTAAGCACTGCAGAGCTATCTGTTCACCCACAAAGCCCGCAATATTACCACTACCTTTAATTATGGAGTTTCTAAGAACGCCCATTTCGGCAGACTTGTCTCGTGCCTTGTCTATCATGTCAAGTGTTATGGCTACTTCTTTCATGTACTACTCCTATGCTGCTTGTATGTCCACTATTTCGCATACTCCTGCGCTACACGCTAAGTCCTGTGTTCCTGTAGTAGTGTCCTCTTTCTCATACTCTGCAAGACGCTCCCAATCTATATCGCTGGGCATCTTCTTTTGCAGATCAAGGTATTCTTTTTTATCGCAGTCTTGATAGGGCGCTTGCTTATATATATGCTCATCAAAAGGTAAAAAACTTATTCCCGATATCTCCTCGAAGTGTTGGTACACCCACGCTCCTACCTCTAGCCACTCATTCTCTCGCACAGTTACAGTAATACTGGGCTTATGCTCACACCAATGTCGTTGATAGGTAAGCCACAACTCTAGCTGCTCTACAGCGGTTCTATCTGTGCGACTGACAGCATCTTCAGGTGAGGCAAAAGGAAAGCTAAACACTGTCGTGCTTTCCGGCTTACCCACATCTGGTTCTGCTGGCACACCCCTGTCAATCATAAACTGTGTCATAGGATCTTTGTTATCGGCACGTACTGTGCGTATGTAATATGGACTGTGCCGTGCATGTATGCCACTTGCACTATCTACTAGCTGTGACACTGTACCGCTAGGCTTAACGCATGTTATGGCAGTAGAGGCGGAGATGCCCAACTCCTTTGCAAGAACTTTGTTAGTATCAACGGCTTTCTTTTTTAGCATCGTGAGTAATTCAGCTAAGCCCTTATCGGAAAACATAAGAGGGTTATCCATGATACCTGTGAGACTGACACCCAGCAACCTCTCTTCCTCTGTGTTGCGTTTCCAAATGGCACGAAGATATTTAAAATTAGTTAGGCAGGATTGAAACGTACCGAGTATGGTAGCAAGTGCAACCTTACGCTCCAAAGATTTGGCTTTGTCGGTAGGACGAACAACAACCTCAGATAAATTACAGAACTGGTAAGGCCGTAGAATAATTTCTGAACAGGGATTAGTACCCCACACGTGGTCATCTTCTCTCCTGCCCGTGTTTTTAACCTGTGTACTAGCTGCCTCTCTGTTAAAGATACCACGTTCACCAGATTTACTTTCGTATAGAGATAGCCATTCGCGCATGAAGGTTCCCATATCTGGCGTGCATTTATACGCCACACTGTTATTGGCTAGGCTTCTCTGCGCTTCATACTGTGACCACTCTCCTGATTTAGCATGTCGCATTTGATCATCGCCTAAGTTAGACAGGGATATAAGCGCACTTCTTCGTACACCACCGACAACAACTACATCTCCAATCTTACACATAATATCATGGCACTCTATGGGGTATAACTTACGCCCCGCAGCACTCGTAAACTTTGCTATACAAAAATGAAATAGATCTTCTAGCGGCACCGGACCCGATGCCCTACCTCCAAATGTTTTAAGTCTAGCTCCAGCGGGACGAACTCGTGATACATCCCACTTAGGTATCTGTCCTGCATACAGAAAGGCAATCAATTCACGAAGTGATTTCACCCATCCTATACGACTATCCTCTACAACTATGGTTGTGTTGCTTCGATGAAAGGCTTCACTGACGATGGGCAGTTTATCTATGTGTTCACTCTCTACGCTAAACCCTACGCCAGTGCCGTTCATAAGCACGTACATAGCCTCGTCAAAGGCACGAGGACTATCGACAGGGAGATATGAACAGTTGTAAGCCCCCACGTTACAGCGATCCAGTGCTGGTCCTGCTGTCATTACGGCACGCATACTGGGCATCACCTCTAGGTTCAACACAGCTTCCTGTAGCTCTTTTCTCAGGCCGGGAGTTAGAGTATACGAATGCTTTTTATCTAGCGTAGATTCTATGTAGTCGAAGTATCTGTCTATAGTTTCTGTCCACGTTTCTCTCCTGCTTTCCTCCTCATTCCATCTGGCGTAGCGAGATAGTGCAATAAAGTTTTGGTAGCTGGTCGGCAAAATGTTGTCCATTTTAATTTTTTCCCTCTTGAGTAATACTAATCTTTTTAACCGCCATGCCTTCTATATCGTAGAAATATTCACGTAAGAATTGCTCAAGTTCCTCCGACACTAACCCATCAACAGGTATAGTGTACTCTTCCGGGTCTATATTTAATGTCATAAAAACTTTAACAATCATTTTACCACTCTTCCAATAGTTTGTTTAAATACCATTGTGCTTTAAGCAGATCCTTCTTAGGTTCAGATGGATGCTTGTGCCTATAACGACTGACATATTTAAGTATGTTACCCTTTAGATAGCCTTTAAATTCCTCATCTGACATGGACAACCTAATTAATTCTATTGTCTCCAGACCTCCCGTATTATAGTGGGCCGGTCTATTTACATCGTCACTTGGATCGGACCACTCAACATCACAAGGGCGTGTGTCTTCCTGTTTAGCGGACTCCATACTAGTCCTCCTTCTTAAGTCTAAAGTCTATGTGTATAACATTGTCTTTGTTAGACAGTATTCTTTCTGCTGGGTCATCACCATTGAGCTTTTCTTTGTCATCGTCCGAATACTTTTCCTTCACCAACCACGCAGCCATCTCTCTGATCTGAACATGCTCTTCATAAATTGGCACGGCGGCACAGATCATTTGGCAAAAGAAAAGCAACGCATCCCTTTCTACCGGATCTAAACAGGAGGTGTCAGAGGACATTATATTCACTTCAACCTGCCCTGTCCAGTGATCTTCTGAATCTAGTTTGGGACTTACCTGTATAAGAAAGTCCTCGTCATCAACTATTTCACTTTTCACTTTTGTATCCTTTTCTGTCCTTTAAACTTAACAAATCTGGAAACATTCTTCTTACTTTTTTCTTTCAACCAATTCTCCGGTATGATCCTGTCATAGTATTGAAAGCCATATCGAATACACCACTGACCATACGTAGACGTGGCACCTTTACGTAGCTTACGTCGGCTGTTCTCAAACACAAACCGAATGTCAAGCTCCGGGTGCTGCTTTCTAATGCACAAATGCTTACGCCTATCGGCAGCAGTAAACATTCCCTTTGTCTCAATAATTATATTATTTTTTAAAACAAAGTCGGGAGTGTAGGTCCGGTAAGCCAAGTCTTCCCACTCAATTTTTATAGCCTCGTACTTATATTTAATTCTATAGTTGTCGAGGTATTGGGAAACTTTAAGCTCCAACCCGGACCTATACCCGTGCTTACGCGCAGCTATAAATTGCCGTGCGTCCACTAGTGTGCAGTCTTTTCTTCGATGTAAACATAGTCAATTACTTTGGGACTGCTGGCCTTAGATTTTATCATTGGCTTTTCTTGTAACGTAGGCCAACAGTCCTTTCTGTAATCACAGAAGCTGCATGTTTTACACAGAACTTTATTACCTGTAGGCTTGCTTCTAAAAAATTCAGTCTCCTCTTCAAAGCAGCGTTCAAAAATATTATCCTTAAGTGTCTTTAAGGAAGCATTTATCTTCTCACACTCCTCATCAATGTCAAGTCCAGTAGCAGGC